AGACATTTCTTCTACTTTATCGCCTATCAATTCCCATTCATGTGTACCTGTAGCAGCTACATCCGCAAACACCATAAATTCCTCGCGTTTTATATAACCGTTTCCTGTTATGCTCATATTATCTTCTTCCTTTCTTTCATAAATTCTAATTGTAGTTGCACCTGGTATAATCCAGTACCGTCCTCATTTACGTCAAACAACATTATGTTTGATACTCTTAATTCTTCTGCTTTATATCTACCTGGCAGCTCCGGAAGCTTACCTTCTGCATTTTGTTCATCAAGCCATTCAGAGAAGCCTTCCAGGAAATCATAATTCTCTTGACGGTCTATTTCATCAGAGACAGCTTCACGGGCGTAGAATACATAATTATTCTGATATGTTGTATTTCCTAATATATCAGTGCTAATCTTACCGTTTCCAGAAGGTGCAATGCTATAACTTGATATCGCTTCATCTGCAAAATCTGTTTTTATAGTCAATGGTTGTATGTCCATTCCGTCAAATGTTTCAAGGTAATCCTGTAATGATTTAATTATACTCATTATCCACCTCCGGCAAGCTTTCTTGCTCCGTCTAAAATCTGTGATTTTTTATCTGCCTTCATTCTTTCAAACCAAAATGCCCCCCGCATAGGCGCACCGTGATACTTTAAGTCTATATTTGTTAATATCTTAGGAGCTCTACCAACCATCAATTTGCCATAGTAATGATACCTGGCATGTGGGGCATTCCAGACAACCTCGCCACTACCGATTACAGTCCCTAATATGCCGCTTTTTTTCAACATACCTGTTTGCATAGGAATGTACGGATCTGATAATCTCAAAACCTCACTATCGACAAACATCTGGGCTCTATCATATCTCCCTTGCCATTTATCAACAAAATCAGGATTCCATTCAAGTTTAGCTTTAGTTCCACTTTTATTGTGTATTATAGTTCCTCTTGAGGTTTCTATTTTCACTTAGCACCGACCTCCCAATGCGCCATGCTGCTGTTGAAAAGCTTTCCGTCAGCCTTTGTTATCTTATAGCATTCGTCAAACTGTTCAAGCTCCTTGCTGGACTTTGCAACCTCATATGCAATATTACCTTTGACGATTGTATCTCCTGTTTGCAGGGTCCAATATAAAGATTTATCTTCTGCGTTTGTCCATTCTTTTGGTGGCAGGAATTGCTTGTCCGTGCTTACGAACTTAGGAATTAATATAAATACACTATCAGCATTTTCAACCCCTGTTTTACGGAAATTAGAGCCTTGTACTCCGTCCCAAAATACACCAGTTAATACAGTCCCCTGCCACTTCTCAACTTTATTTTCAATGTATTTGTTGTAGATCGTACAAGTATCGTTAAACATCAAACCCACCTCACGTCTAAACTACAGTATTTACCAAGATAAAGTTTAGCTGCATTATTAAGTCGTTGCTCATCCGTTTTTATTTTCTTCTGTGCATAAGACTTACTCCAACTACCAACAGATTGACTTGCTATATCCCCGCCCTGCTCGTTTGTCTGCCAGGCTTCAGCTACAGCACATAATGCCTTTTTTATTGCATCTTCCGGTGCGCCTAACATATTGCAAATACCATCTAAATAAGCCGATGCCCTCGAAACTAAACGAGGAAAATCGGCTTCTGCTATTTGATTGCCATAATATGTGTCAACATAAAAATTATAATCAGGGAGCATGTTACTCCCCGCCTTCCTGAATAACCTCAAGCGCGCCCTGGATTCTTTCGGCGCGTTCAGCATTGTTCTTGCAATCGGATATGTCAATACCTATTTCAAGTGCCCTTGCTTCGAGTTCGCTTGTAGTCATTTTATTTAGTGGTTTCTCTTTAGTCACAGGGGGACTGCTATTCTTATCGTCACCAACAACCCCCGCAGATTTATACCCTTTATCAAGATAACCCTGTAGATTTTTTTCATCGATTTCACGGCTTATGCCGCCTTTTATAATCAACATTTAGCCACCTCCTATTAAGCAGTAGGTTTCTTATGCAAATAAATACCTTTGACTTTGTTATCATAAACAAAAGCATCGTGATAAAGTCTAAACTGGAATTTCCAAGCATCTTTATCTTGGTTGGTATCAGGGTCAAATATCTTCGGAAGTGAAAATTTAGTAACCTGTAAAATAGCCTGTGGGTAGATTATCATAAAGTTAATATCTGCTGCTCCTGAAGCTTTTGCATAACCCCAATTTGTAGAACCGTCATTTAAAGTGATTCCTGCATAGAATCTTGTGGGCTGTACCCATGTAATAGGCATATTATTATATCCTGCTAATACTGTATTTACTGTTCCATCACTTCCCCATTGACGATTAAGCGCAGAGTTTAGCAATGGCTGCAAATCACTATTGATATATAATCTTCTACCCTCAAGAGGCACTTCGTCAGCATTTAACTGTCTTACCGCTTCATCTATAGCAGCTATGACAGTATCTTTTGTTAATACAGCTCCTGCTGCAGTAGATATTCCTGATCTACTTGCATACTTAGCAAACCTGTATGCATCAAGTTCAGGAATAACATGCTCTCTCATAAAGTTGCCTGTAACCGTACCAAAAACCATTCCCAAGACTTCTTCATTATCCATACGGTCAATCGATAATTCTTTTCCTCTTTCTTCTGTAAGCTGTAAGGTTTCCCATGCAGCCGTTACATCGCCCTTAGGATAACCATTCTGACGAGAATAATCACCTAATCCTGTTGTACTTACTTTAAGTACCTTTACCTCATTTACGCCTGTGAAATCTACTCTTGTAGCAGCATCCATACCCTGTGTTACTGAACCCGCTTTGTAAATTGCATCAATAAGCGGCATAAACCGTTTTGCATATTCTAAACTATTTGGCATATTTATATCTCCTTTTGTTATTATTTATTTTCTTGTACAACTCCCGCGCCTTTCATGGCCGCAGCGATAAATTTATCCATGCCACCGTTAAGAGGATCTCCGTGATCGTCTCCAGTTGATACAGTAGTTACTTTACCATCACCCGCTAGGAAGTGAGCAGCGTTGTCTTTTTTAAACTGTTCAGCCCATTCTTTTGCACCCTGGAAGGAATCACCGTCAAGTTTGAATTCCTTTTTCGCAAATTCAGAAAGGATTGCACTTCTTGATAGAGCATCTTTTGGCTTCAGCGAGTCAATGAACTTCTCAGCCGTGGAATTGTAAGTTATCTTATCAAGTTCGGCTTTATGATTCTTTTCCGCTTCTTCAAATTTAGTCTTATATTCATCAGCTGATTTTTTAATTGCTTCGACGTCCATACCTTTGAAAGATTCTATTTGCTTGTTAGCTTCTTCAAGCTGTGTTTTTTGCTGCGTGTTTGTGGCTTTTAAAGTTTCCGATTCGGTTTTATACTTTTCGATATCCTTACCATTTTCAGCCATGATTTTATCAATCACATCTTTTTCAAGTTTTAGTTCTTCTAAAAATTCCCTTTTCATATATCTCCTTTACAACTACGCTTTTTTACGAGGTTGCACCTATGTTGTTCTGCTTTGTTTACGCCCGCAGAAAGGCGAAATTTGCATAAAAAATAAGCCTGTTTTACGTCTATTGCTTAAAGACAAGTATTAATAAATCTTATACAATGGTACAAAAATACCGCTCAATCTTTTGGGATTGGCGGCATTTAAACTTTATATATTATTTTTTCAATGTCATCATCTGTGATGATTGGGGTATCAAGCGTTTCCTCTTGAGCATCAGTTATTTCAACCATATAAGCCTCGCCTTTGTCAAATACCTCTAAAACAGTTGCTTCTCTACCATCTTTCAAAATAATTACATCAAGCTCTTTAACTTTCACCTGAATCACCTTCCTTTTTAGCCACTCGGATAGACGTTAGTCGCGGGGTTTTACTTCCGTTGTCGATAATCCATCCTGTTTTTACTTTAGCATATCTACCATTTACGCCTTTTATCATCATAGAAACTTCATATGGCTGACCATACTTTGTTTCGGGTCTTGCTTTTGCCTGATATTTTTTAAGCCCCTCATTTACTTGCTTCAGTAACAAGTCTTTATTACCAATATTATACCCTAATACACTATCAAATACAATTGCTTTATTTTTTCCTGTGGGATGTTCTTTATTAAGCGCATATCCAGATATTTTAGCTTCGGGAATTATAGCATTTATATAGTCGGGAAGTTTCTGCTCTTCAGTCAAAGCTACATGACTTTTATTAAACCTAATCACTTCTCCAGGAAGTTTAGCCACTGCTTCAACCTTTTTAGCCTCACTCTTTCCAAATCCAGGTATCTGTTCCCTGTCAGTCTGCCGTTTAAGTCCTGTCTGTTGTAAGAAATCCTTCTGTATATTCTGCCATTGTGATATTTTAGCGGCTGCTTCATCTGTATGTAATCCGGCTGCTTCCATTCCTTTGTATTCCCTTTTCCAACGTCGGATTTTCCTCTCTATTGCACGTTGTTTCTGTGTTGCTTCGTACTCAGTCATTTTTTCACCATTATATTCATAATCTTTGGCATTCATCTGTTGTAACTCTTGTTTTGAATATGCTGGCTCAGATAACCCTTCAAAAAACGGGTAAAAATTATGCCGACAATGCCATCCGCCTAATCCAGCACCCGTACCATATCCCGTTTCTTTCTTAAAATCTGGATATTTGGGATGTGTTCCAGAAAGACTGAATACTTTTCCCTGCCATATGGCATGTGAAGGCCTAGCCCCGGCATGTGCTGATGTTTCCACAAGGTCACTACCCATTTCTACTGCTCTTGCCTCTTGCATTTTTAGTGCTGTTTGATTAACTCCAGTTATAACAGCACGCCTTACCGCCGATTCGATATAGTTAATATGCCCATTAGGGTATTGAACTGATGCAAGTCCATTGCCAGCCAAATCCTTTATTGCATTTCTTATGGCTGTATTAGAATCAAATGCACCTGTTGTAATCTGCATGTATGCATTATCAAGGACATTTTCAAACTGTTTTGTTGCTGTGCTTGCTGTTGTCCTTGTCAAGTTTTCAAATAGTCCGCTCGTATTCTTTATACCCGCATCAAGTACACTCATGAGAGCTGGTGACTGTTCTATTGGTTTGGGACTTAATCCTGCTTTCTTATAAATCTTATCGTCGAATTTTATAGATTCATACCCAGCATCAAACATCATTGTTTCAAGCTCTTTTTTTGTCTTTCCTGTGAGTTTTGACAAGCGCTTAAGTATCTGTACGTGTCCCATTTCCTTTAGCTTGCGATACTGGAACTCAGCAGAAGGTATAAAGTAATCATACGTTGAAATACGCCTCGCTATATCTGAAATAATATCTATTTCAGCCTGTGAATAAAGCTCTACAAGACTATCTGGAAATTTGTCTAGTTGTTCAGGAGTAAGCATTAACTACCACCACCAAAACCCATGTATTCATTATCAGTCTGATTTGCAGCAACCATTTTTTTAGCAGTTGCCTCATCCTCTCCATACCACTTCATACGGTATTCATGTTTCTGCATTATACCGTCTCTTATTTCCTGCAAATCTCTCTGCCTTTCTGATTCCTTGTCTATGATATAAGAATCTTCGAAATTTACTGTTACCTGCGCATCCGGATTAACAGGCTGCCCTAATATCTCTTTTCCTGCCCACAGGATAGCCCTTACAATCTGTTGTAACGCCTTTTCGATAACAATATAATGCTTGGCCGCATTCTGTATAAGTTCCTGCTTGTCTCCTGAATACTGTGTAGCTGTAACTATTGTACTACCGTTAAACTGATAATGCTTTGTGCCAAATCCCACTTTAAATGACAGATAATCAAGATGTGCTTGTATGCCGTCCTTATTAGCTTGTACTCTTAAATCCGGATTGTATTCGGTTATCATTTTATTTTTTCCATTTTCATCAAGTGGCGCTTCTACTGTAGTAAACAGTTGCTGCATCATGTCATCAGGAGTTATCTTATTTCCGTTTAAGTCTGTTCTTATTAGACTTTCAGAATAAAATACTTTTTTACCACCAAGCTTAAAGTCTCTGCAGAAGTTATTAAATGCCAGGTCAACCCCCTTAAGATTATCTACTGCCTGTGCAAATATGCTCATTCCTAAACCGTTTGAATTAGGTATAGTATTTACTATATTAGGACTGAATATCGCAAACAAAGGTATATCTATTCCTGTGTTTATTACTGGAAGTATTTCCTTTGGTAATGACTCCTCTTTGAGCTGACCGTCATTGTTACTGAAATACCTATTTGTGATTTTATACTTATCATTCTCAAGCTCATGAGTTTCAAGGTAAATATATTTCTTACCACGTTTAAAAATCTCTGAGGCAAATGCAACCTCAGTCACTTTACCATTTCTGATGGTCAGGGGTATTATGTTGTGGGCTGTAAGATAATCAATACGAATATTAGCATCAGGACTTTTTATAACACTCTCTTCTTGCAGTTTCATTCCGTCTATCTTTAGTACAAATGCACCGGTTCCTGAATAAAAAGCTTTTTCAACAAGCGAATTACCAAGCTGCCAGAAATCATTTTTATCTAAGATTCCATTCTTATCTTTGCTGTCATGAAGAAACTTATTTGATTTTTCATCATTAACAACTATTTCAGTTTTTTCATTCAAAAGTATTGACGCCCAATCTTCGCAAACTTTCTTTGCCATTTTCAATGTGTATAATTCCCTTGTTTTAACATTATCTCCGGTCAGCTCTGTATATTGATGAAACGGTTTATAAAATCCTTTCCACCAGTCGCGCCATACATCCACTTTAGAATAATAATCCGATGAAAGATTATATTGCTTTTCTTTATTTAATAAATCAATTATTGGTTGTATATTCATCGTTTCACATCCTTCTTGGTATTGCCTATACTATCCTTGAATGGCAGCCAGCTATACTGATCAGAGTTTACCGTATGATCGTTACGGTCCTCAGGCTCGTCCTTATCCTCTTTCCAACTGTATAGGTTGCGTTCTCTTATATGTTCTTTACATGTATCCACAATTAATGATTCCTCATGCGCTAACCATCCACATTCTAAGTTAATTCTGTCTATAATCTGAGTTTTCTTCCACGCTGGTTGAAACATATAAATGCTGCCGTTAGCTCTCTTATACTTCTGACACTCTAAAATTGTTGCCTGGTCCGCACTATCTATAAAAATGCTCTAAAAGCTCTGTAATTTCCTTTAAATCTTCTTTCGTTGAAGTATCATTTTGTTTTATTTCTTTTTTCATTACCTGCACAGTATCCCTCTCCTTAATTTATTTAACAAGTTTTAAAAAGCGCGGCATCTTTTTGCGTAGCCTCTGCGTCCTGCCGTTAGCGTTCACCATGAATTGCTTACCGTTGTTTTCGTAAACCGCATGAGTTTCAATGCCTAATGTTTCAAACATCGTAGGCAATCCCTGAGCCGCTTGTATTCGCTCTAAGGCTGTTGTTAATTTAACTGTAAATCTTCTGACTTCCCAATTGTGATATTCCCATAAAAATCCTACAATCGAGCCATTGTCAATATTTTGGTCTTTAATAGGCTTGTCTCTTTCGAGAGTATTCAGGTAATCCCATGTGCCAAAGTAATCCTTACACTCGTATTTATGCCCGTTAAACTCTTTTGCGATCGGGAACATGTTCATGAATTCATTCGGTGTAAGAAGTCCAATAAAATCACATATTCCCAATACAAGTTTATAGAAAATATCTGCATCCTCTACGGTAGTAACATTAACATGATGAGCGTTAATAAATTTAATTCCATATACTACAACCTTCTTGACATTCTCTTTAGTGTAACTCTGTGTTTTATCTGCCGTTTCCAATACGTTGGTTAACGCTTGTAGGTATAATTGTTCTTTTATATTAATCATCTCCTAAAATTTTACTTGAATTAATTGACCAAATAATATATACTTATATTGTTAATATTTGCAGCTTTTACTTGGTCGTTGAGCTGCTTTTTTATCTTCAACCTCTCCCTGCTTACTAATTATTTGCCATAGGATGGATAAACTGAGTTTTACAGCTCCATCATCTTTCAAGCCACTCGATTTATTCAAGATTGTTTCAGCAAGTAACAAGAACGCATTTTTTACAACTTCTGCATTATCCTTATTCGCTATGTTTTCTGCAATGTCTTCAATTGTCTGTAAAGATTTTATATCATTAACCTGTAAAATCTTTTCTATGACATTCAGTTTAAAAACCTGCATTCCCATAAATTCTTGCTCTTGCTCTGAATAAACCTCCTCGAATGCATCAATTGCCATTTCGCTGTTAGTTTTTACAATCTGTCGCCTAGCTTTTTTCACACTTTCAGCTAAAAAATCTTTAACCTCGTATTTTTTTATCTCATACCCTTCCTTTGCTGAAATCATTTATTTTCCTCCTTTTTGTACATTTTGTTTGATAAACTAAATAATATTCTTAAAAATTCTTCATCTTGTATCTTGTCTACAGTTTTCTTTATTTCTCCCTGTAAAAACTCTTTTTCGGTCATTGCGCGCTCCTTTCCGCTTCCTGAATAAATCCATTTACCCAACCTCTTACTTCCGAATAATCTTTAGGCGCCTGCCCGGTTTCTCGTATAAAGTTTTTCGTATTATGCTCTATTGCAAGCCTGTTCTATTGCCTGTCATCCATAAATTTAATATTTAGCAAAGGAATCTCTACTGTATCTTTATTCATTTTTTCATACCCTTCCTATCGTTTTTTGTCTTTATAAATTGTACACATGCACATAAAATAATTACACATATAAAATAAAACATCACAAACCGCTATTACATAAGCTGATTTGTGATGTTTAAAAAGTAATGGTGCAACATCTAACACCTATAAACAGTTGTAATAAAACCATATCGCTGTCCCTCGTTTCGGGAATCCCAATTCCTGAAAATGTGTAACTATGTATTCCCGAAGTTCTTCCCCTCTTAGCCCTACAGCCTTTATTTTAGCTCTGTAAGCTTCAATTCTGTGCTCTGGCATAATTCCTCCTTGTTTAAGTCTTGAATAAGTTCAATGAATGTTTTATCCCCTGGACAATATATTTCAGGTTGTCCCTTAACGGCTTCAAACACTTCCAGCAAATAGACTTCCAATTCCTTAAGATTTCCCTTCATTATTTTTCTTTGTGTCTTTAAAGCTTCGCTGTGTTCTTCACTGTTTACGCCGCACATTTCAGCTGTACCATCAACATATGATTGAAGTTCCTTCTTGATTTTAATTAAGTTTCTTTTATAAAAATCCTTTGTAATGTTAAAACTTGGTCTTCTCATACTTTAACGTCTTCCTGAGATAATTATTTCTGCAAGTTCAGGAAATACTTCTCCTAATTTCTCCCTTGAAACAATATTAAGGTTTCCTTTTTCAGCTTGACGGATATCGCCAACTGTGCATCCGATTTTATCTGCAACATTTTTTAATGTAAGCCCTGCTGCTTTACGCGCGTCCTGAATTTTTTCACCAATAAAGCCATCCGAAACCGTCAATTTGGGTACATAATCGCTTGTTAGTATCTTTTCATCAATGCCACTATAACTTAAAATATACGCAGCAGTTAATATAGAACCTCTAAAATCTATTGTAGATTCAAGTTCTTTATTGAATAAAATTTGTATTTTCAGAGCGAGCTGATATTCAACTCTTTGCAAAGCCTCTTTCTGTTCTTTTGTTGCATTTTCTTTCATTTGATTGTAATTCATTACACTTTCCTCCTATGTCAACTCGATATTATCTTTCCCGTTATATTTAACTGTGGCTGTTTCTCCGTTCCTGTCCTCAATTCTGACTGCTGCCTTGTCAATAAGCGTTATTCTCAGAGCATCAATATGAAAATTCTGTTCTAGCCATTTCAAAATATGATACTGCTCAACTGTATTTGCCTTTATCATTTATTGATTCCTCCTTAAATAATTTTTTATAGTGGTTTCCCCTCTTTTGTAGCTTTGTTGAGCCATTCTTCAAATAAAGGCTTGTTTATCTTTACATATTCCCCAACTGATATTTTAGGTATTGTAGGATCTGTACGCACAAGCTCGTATAGCCTGTCCCTGCCTATGCCAAATTCTTTTGCTGCTTTAGGTATACTTATTAAATAGCTTGACATTTGCAAAACCTCCTTTTCTTATTCTTTATAATTTATATTGTTTTGGTTATAACTCACATTGTATTTTCTGCCATTTACATTTATCACTGTAGGATAGTTGCGCATATCAATCCAATTTTTTACTTTATCAATAACACTGTCCGAATACTGACAGGTTGTCCCAGCATGACCGTTTCTTTCAAACGGGACTAATTGTTTTTCTGCATCATCAATATTTAACTCTGAAATTATTGCTGTTACTGCCTGTGCATGAGGTTTGTTGCTGTTTGATAATATACCTAACATTTCGGCAATTGTTGTTGCATCATAGAATTTGCTTTCCATTGTGATGCCATTTAACGGAACATCAATTTCAACAGGCTTGTACGCATTTTTGACAGCCACAGCTATGTATTGTGGCGATACTCCGGCTGACTCAAGTGTTTTGGTTATTATTTTCACTGCTGTGTTTGTTGCGCTTAGGGTCTGTCTAGATTCTGCTTTAGGTTTCGGTATTCTATATGAACCTGTTTTCCTGATTGAAGGGAGCACATCCATAGCAATCCAATTCTGAAACCTGTCTGCTTTAGCATTGCTCGCTTTCATACCAAGCCTATAAAATAAAGCTTCTGGTATGTAATCATCTTTCCCCACTTTGTTGGGGAAACCAAATTCCTTACAATAATCGTTCAACGTCTCCCATCTTACAGAAATATATTTTTTCCCGTTTTTATTCTGTTCCTGCGTCCACCCGTAACCTATAGCCGCATCCTCTGCGTTTATGGATATGCTCCCATCGTCATTTTTTATTGCCCTAACCTTTATTCCTAATTCGTTATTGTTAAAAATCTGTAAATTATTATCCATACTTACCTCCCTTATGGTAAACTTACTATACTACGCATCTTTTAAAAATTTTATTTCAAATTCTTTATCTTAAATTTTTTATTTTCCGCTCCCTTCCTTGTTTGATTGAGTTTATACTGCTTGCCCATTTTTTATTAAAGATATATAAAGTTTGGCTAAGTTTTTTTGTGTCTGATTTAATTGTTCAAATTCTTTGACAAATTCAACAGTTTCCCTTGCTGGAACGTCTCCATTCCCTGCCAAATAATCTATAGAAACGTTAAAATAATTTGCAACCTTCATTACATTATCTATTGAGGGTTGCGAATTGTCCCATTTGCGAACAGTTCCGTTACCAAAATTTAGTTTTTTTTCAAGCTCCCCTATTGTTAAATTGTTTTGAGTACACAACCTCTTAATTCTTTCTAACATTTATTCACCTCCTTAGATTTTTCAAACTTTATCCTTGACATTTAGTAGAAAATAATCTATTATATAAGTGTCGAACTTTAAAAAAAGATTGTTTCTATAGCTATAACATTATTAGAGTGTAGTAGAATATCAAGATAATTTATCGGGTTTTAAATAGACTGTAGACTAATTATATTATCGTACAGTCTATTTGTCAATACCTATTTTAAAATTATTTAGACTTTACGGAGGGTTGGTTATGAATCTATATGAAATTGTTCAAATGCTTTGCGATGAGAATAATATTAAAATTGCTCAATTAGAAAGAGACTTACATTTTGGCAATGGCTCAATCAGGAAATGGAAGGACACTATCCCGTCAGGCGATAGGCTAGTCGCCGTTGCAGATTACTTTGACGTATCAGTTGATTATCTTCTTGGAAGAACAAAGAGAAGGTTTGCTGATTTAGTTAAAGAAAAGGGAGTAAGCTTAGAACAACTATCTAATCAATTAAACATACCCTATATTAATTTAAAACGTGCAGAAGAAAATGTAAGAGAGCTAGATGTTATTGATATTTTAAAGTTGTCCGACTATTTTAAAGTAACAACAGATTATCTATATGGTTTAGCCGATAGGCGTAATCAATTTTCATGGGGAGAAGACTATCTCAAAAACGGAGTAATGTCTTCTTTGGTAAAAGAACTTTTAATTATTAAAAAATCAAAGGGTTCAACAAATGAAGAAATATCCCAAGAACTTAACATTTCTATAGAAACAATTGATAAAATGTTTAATAAGGAATTTACGGGAATCAATATAAAAATAATAGAATTAGTTGCTGGATATTTTGGTTATACTTTATACGACTTACAAGAAATGCAATATTCAAAGATGGATATAAAGCAGAATTTAATTGATATCGTACAAGGCTTAGATAATGAAGAAGACATAAGTACCGTATATAAAATGATAAAGAAAGTTACAGGGTTTTACAGCAGCGATAACGATGAAACTGATAATAATTTAGAAGCTTCTGAAGAAATTTCACCACCTTATCCTGACGTCCCATATAAAATGGCAACTATAAAAAAGGACAAAAGCAAGAAGAGCGATATTAATTAATATCGCTTGCTTGATAACCTTTGATAAAAAAGTATAATTCGGCTCTGCCTTTTTCATCAAGATTATCGATTATTGCTTCTAATTTTTCCCTTAATTCGTCAGACATACACGTCTCCCTTTATATGTATTTATATAAATGCATTAAATATATGAAATAGTAATAATTATTAGTTCTTTAAAATAATTGTATCATGCACATATATCTGTCACAATAACTTTTAACAGTTTTTTTCAAAAACCTTCGAACATATTTTTGATAAAATAATTATATCAATTTTAATCCACAATTTCTATTTTAATTTTAACTTTTATATAAAATTGCAAAGCTTGTATTTTCAACACTTATAGCTTACATAAAATTTTGCCAAAGGAACCACTAAGCAAAAAACCTCATAATTTAAACCCTTAACACATATATTAAAGGTTTGTAATAAAATTGTTAATCTTTATTAACCAATAGTAGTTAATAGAAAAATAAAAATGGAGGAAGCGTATCATGGAAAGTGAAAAAATTCTTAAGGCAACTCACCAAGGTAAATTAAAAATTGGTGATAAAGAATTGAATTGCGCAGTTTTGGAAAACGGCACAAGGGTGCTTTATCATTCTGCAATTTTCAAGGCCTTTAATAGACCAAGCAGAGGGAATATAAAGGTCGGTTCAAGGGTGATCAATATGCCCAGTTTTATAGACGCAAATAACCTACAACCCTATATTGGTGCTGATTTGGCTGATGTGATCAACTCACCTATTAGATATCAATCAAAAACAGGGAGAATATTCGAGGGATATAAGGCTGAAATTCTTCCGTTACTTTGCGATGTATATCTTTTAGCAAGAACTGATAACGCTTTAACCGCAAAACAACAGCCATTAGCGATTGTTAGTGAAGTGTTAGTAAGAAGTTTGTCAAAGGTCGGAATAGTGGCATTAGTTGATGAAGCGACTGGCTCCCAAGAAGATAGGGAAAAAGACGAATTACAAAAAATACTTGCAGCATATGTGCGAGAAGAATTTTTACCATGGACCAGAAGATTTCCTGAAGAGTTTTATAAAGAAATGTTCCGTTTAAAAAATTGGAATTACAAGGGAAATCCGAAACCGGGCATCGTTGGCAAGATTACAAACACACTCGTTTATGAGATGCTGCCGGAAGGAGTTTTGGAAGAACTTCAAAACAAAAATCCTGTCGATATTAAAATTCATCGAAGAAAACTTAAGCATCATCAATATTTAACAGAAAGTACAGGCGTTCCACATCTTGACAAGCATCTCGTCTCAGTAATTACAATAATGAGAGCTTGTGATACGTGGGAACAGTTTGAAAAAATGTTTACTAAGGTTTTTAATCTTCCATACCAATTGAATTTATTTTCAGAAGTGGAATCAGAGTAATTTATAAACTACAACCTTACCATTTCTACAATTGTATTTTGTGATTTAATAATGCAAGCATAGAGGTTATAAATATGGAAAAAATGATTAAAAACATAGTAAAAGAAACTATGCTTGAGGCCATAGAATCAAAGAAATACTCCCAATATGTTGAAAAAGAAGAATCCAAACTAACTAAAGGAACTGAAAAATACCCTTACATTTTATCAATTGAGGAAACTGCTAAAATATTTGGTATAGGAGCGAATACACTTAGAGAATTGATTAGAACTGATAAGGATATACCAATATTAAAAGTCGGTGCTCATATAAAAATAAACAGTGGATTGTTTAAAGAATATCTTGACAAGGCAACAAAAGAAGGAAGAAATCTAAAGGAGTAAGATAACGTAAACAAAAACTTGACACGATAATAAAATTGAAAAATAACAATAACTTATGTTTGACCTAACGATAGGAGTTTCCTATGAAATTCGGACTAAGAAAACCCAGTATAAAGAAAAGCATAAAAGCCCGTACTAGCGGCAGACTTAAAAGAGAAATTAAGGGAGCTATTAATCCCTTCTATGGTAAGAAGGGCATGGGATGGGCACGCAATCCTAAGAAAGCAATGTACAACAAAATCTACAATAAAACAACGTTCAGTATATTTGATGTATTAAAGAAAATATTTAAGTGAGGTTATCTTATGGCAAAGCGAATAATTGAAATTGATGATGAAAAAATAAACGTCACAGAAGCAGCAAGAATTTTAAGGACGTCTCCAGAGGGATTAAGAGCTGCTTTAAGAAATGGGAAATTCAATTACTTTGGCGAGGCATGGAAGAGCGAAGACGACGGAGACCGCTGGACATATTATATTTGCCAGAATAGATTTCTTGAATATGTCGGTATGGCAAAAGCTCGCGGAGTAGACCTGCCGGAAATAAATGAATATTTGAAAAGAATTCAGGAAGCACCTCCGCCTGAAAATTTTTCTCCATTAGAAAAAGAAAATATGGAAAAAGAAATTAAAAAGCTTAAAACTGAAAATAAGAAGCTTAAGAATGCACTCACCCGTATTTTAGAAGAGGCATCACCGTTTATAAAAGATTAATGGATAAATGGCAAACATATTCTCAGACGTTTTAACGTGATGTGAGCGTGTCAAATATGCAAGTAAGGAAATCATCACTATGTAGATTTTTATGCTCCTACGACCGTTTAATGGCCTCACAATAAAAAATAAACTAATTGACTAAAGTCATGTCAAGTATAAAATTGACACATATTAAAATATTTGTTTTCATTGACACATATAATTATATGTGTTATTATAATACTGTCAGGAGGAAATACTGAATGAAAAGTTATTCATCAAGGGAAGTTATTAAAATACTTGAAGAAGATGGATGGTATGAGGTAAGCGTGCATGGAAGCCATCACCAATATAAGCATCCAGCAAAAAAGGGAAGAACAACAGTGAAGCATCCTGACAAAGACATCCCGCTTCCTACTCTTAAAAGTATTGAAAAACAATCAGGGTTAAAATTTAACTAATTTTATAAGGAGGTCACCATAATGAAAAACATTGAACGTTATTTTTATCCGGCTGTCTTTACCTATGAGCCGGATCAAGAAATTGCAGTTGTATTTCCTGATTTGAACTGTGCAACAAGCGGAATTAATGATGATGACGCACTTTTGTCGGCAAGAGAACTTCTCGGCTGTGTATTATACGGTTTAGAAGAAGATGAAGAAGAAATTCCTGCTCCGACTCCTTTATCAGAAATAAAAACAGATAAAAATGAAAGAGCCGTATTGATTGATGTATATATGCCTTCTATACGTTTGGCACAGGTTAATCGTTCTATCAGCCGTACAGTAACACTCCCCGCATGGTTAAATGCAGCTGCATTAGAGCGCAATATAAACTTTTCTCAAGTATTGCAGGAAGCATTAAAATCTCAGCTTCACATTAACTAAGAGAATTGAAAAAAAGTAATGAGAAAATAAAGTAACAACTTCTTGGATATCTTGAAGGTGGGAAATCTCAAGTCGAAAGGAGTAGCTATGGCAAATAAACCAAAGACAAACGTATCAATCAATGGCTACGATTATGCTAAAGTATACTTATATATGGGTAAAGATGAGAAAGGAAAACCCGTACATAAGGCCTTTTATGGTTCCTCAAAAACAGAAGCTGAGAATAAAAAGAAGCAGTATGTAAGAGAAATTGAATTGGGAATAAATCCTGACCTCGGAAATCAATCTCTTAGTCAGTCTATGTATACTTGGTTGTGGGAAATTGAGAAGCGTTCTGGGAACAAGTCATCAAGTTTCGAAAGATATGAGGGTATATATCGCAATTATATAAAAGATGCTGACATTGGACTCTTGAAAATGTCTGATATAAAAAAGTTAGCAATTCAAAAATATTATAATCTTTTACAAGACAAAGGTAAAAGTTATTCACAGATACAAAATCTGCATAAGCTGCTTAACAAATTTTTTAATTACGCTGAATCCGAAGGCTATGTCATTAAAAACCCATGCAAAGGAATCAAGATACCAAAATCAGAAGAAGATGAGATTGAGGAAGAAGATAGAGTTGTAGATACATTTAGTAGTAATGAATTAAAAATATTGACAGATGATTTGGGACATACCAAATTGAAGTACATAATTTTATTTGCATTGCTAACTGGCTGCAGACGTGGCGAAATTTTAGCTCTTGATGAAAAAGATATAATCAACAGCGAAAAGGTAAAAATAAATAAGACTCTACGCACTATAAAGGTGTACGATGACAGAGAAAATTATCACTATGAACTTAAAACAACTAAACCAAAATCAAAATCTTCCAGGAGAGAAGTTCCTATACCAGACATATTAAAACCTGAATTGAAGCAATTAAAGAAGCTTGTTGCGGAAGAAAGGTTAAGGCTAGGTCCTTTATATAAAGATAATAAATTGTTATTTCCTTCAGAAACAGGTACTTATATTGATGCTAAAAATCTGCAACGCTCCTGGAAGAGAGCGCTCGAAGATGCAGTATACCTTATAGAAAATTTCACGCCTTACGTCATACCTATGCTACGACATTATTTGAAAAGGGAGCCAATATCGTAACAGTATCAAAATTATTAGGACATAGCACCATAAAGACCACTGAAATTTATACTCATGTTTTAGAAAATGTTAAAGAAAAAGAAGTCCAGGTATTGAATGAATTCTTTAGTTAAATAAAAAATAGCCCTGATTTAAGCTAGGGCTATTTTTTATACTTTTTTGCATGTAGTTAAATTATAGTTAAATTCGATTCAAACAATCAAACTTATCCGTTACACCTCTTGCCATTACTGAACCATGAGGGATTCGAACCCCCGACGCCTAGATTCGAAGTCTAGCACTCTATCCACTGAGCTAATGGTCCATGATTTATAAATTATATTACATTTGATTTAAAATATCAACAGTTAATTTTAGACTTCGGCTCAGACAATATCACTGCTTATTCATCATAAATCAATAATGAAAAACCTCATGCTTTGGAACATGAGATTCTTCATATGTGCTCCGGTGTGACCGGGCATCTGACTATTTATAGCAATGATCAGTTAACTTATTATATATTTATGTTTACAGATACTCCTTCCATTGCTTTTTAAGCATTAAATTTATAATGGTTCGAGACCAAAATATCTTAATATGCCCAAGTAAATGCCATATGCAATATCCCATTGCTGGTCTCTCAATATCATAGCGTCATGATAATTTGTCAAATAGCCCATTTCAACCAACAGTGCCGGCATGTTTGTTCTTCGAAGAACATACAGGGATTGATTTACCCTTACACCATTATCATTGAGGTCTGTCAGTTCTACTATCTCATCCAGAATATCTTGAGCCAGCCAGTTTGCCTGAGTGTTATATTGATAAATATACACTTCTGTACCGTTAATATTTGGATTTACATTTGCATTGGCATGTATGCTTATAAAATAGTCTGCAGGCCATTCATTTGCAAGTCGTACTCTTTCTGCCAGACTGGTTGTATTATTTGTTCCAAGTACTGTGGTTGGGGTGGGTCTTGAGAGCATAGCCTCAAATCTGTAGTCATTGTTCAGCATATTTGCAAGATAAACGCCGACCTGATACGTGATATCCTCTTCCATTAACCCATTGCCTCTGGCGCCTGTATTGTGAAAACCTGTCGGATTGTGGCCTTGATCTATAAATATCTTAATGGCCAAAAAATCACTTCCTTTAAATTATACTTTATATATTTTACTCTCGTTCATATAGAACGTTACATATATATAAATATTTCAATAGATTATTAATTAAATTAAAAGCATTCATAAAACGGGAATTAATATATCTCATATTCAAGCTTAATAAAGCAATTATGAATAATATGGTAATTTATAGTAATACTAAACAAAAAGGAGGCTGTTATGAAAGGAATCTCATCTTTTATTGTTTTAATATTACTTATTTCTTTAATCGGGTTTGCTACCAATCCATCATATGAGGATTACAAGGAATGGTATAAAGCTCAAAACTATGCAAGTATAGAGACATCAGGCAAATTAGAAAAATCCGTAATGGGCCTGGTATCTGATTTCGTGTCAGACAGGTCTGTTGTAAGGGAAGATTACAAGATTTACAGCTTGTATACTATGGAAAATAACAACTATAGTTATAAGGTAATAGGTATCTTTAATAATTTTTTTGTCCTGGAAAATGGAACTGCGGCTGCTGTCGCAGAACAATAGTCAAAGACGATGCTTAAACGTATCGTATATAAAATCAAGCCGGGATAACCATATTATAATTTGAATAGTTATGCTTAAATTGCAGATACTTATTTGTGGAGGTGATTAAAGTGGCAAAAAACGATTTTAAAAATAAAAAGAATGAAAAAAATAATAAAAATAATCAAAAGAAAAACAACAAAAATAATGATGACAACTTAAAAAATATTAATGACAACGAAAAATAA